TCATAAAGTTTCATATATATATATATATATATATAAATTTTTAAAAATAATAATCTATATATTTATAATTAAATTAGATCATTATAAATCTATATATTTTTACTATATTATAAATCTATATATTTTTGCTATCATTAACTTATTATAAAATATTTATTTAAAAATATTTTATAATAAGTTAATGATACAATGAATAATGATACAATGAATAATGATACAATGAATAATGATACAATGAATAATGATATTTTTTCTATAGAGAATGATGAATATATGTGGCACAGACTAATAGAGTGTGAAAAAACGATAGTAACATATTCAAGGAGATTATTAAATTGTTGGGCAATAGATAAATATAATATAGATCCAAAATGTTATAAAAATAAAAGATTACTATTACAGGAGTTTATTAATATTTGGAATGATTATTTTTATAATAATCCCGAGTTTAAAAAATCTTACGAAGAACACTATGGAACTACTATATACCTATAGTTATTAAATTAAATTTGGGTAAATTATAAATTTAATAATTATAAATTTGAATTAAATATATAATTATTATTTGTAAATTTAATAAATGGATAATAAAAAGGAAAATTTATATTCTAGACAGATAGGAACCTTGGGTTCAGATACAATGTTAAAATTATCTAATTTAAAAGTTGCGGTATATACATTAGATAATATTGGATTAGAATTATGTAAATGTTTATGTTTATTAGGAATTAAAAAATTATATATTTATGACCCACGAGAAATATCCAAAAAAACATTGGGAACAAATTATATTATAAACAGTGTTCCAAGTTCTCCTTCTCCTATACAAATTGATACTTATTGTGCCAATTATTTAAAAGAGTTGAATAATTATGTAGAAATTAAAATTATGCCAGTATTAGATAAATATAACGTAAAACATCATTCTATTATTAAAGAATGTGATAGTGTAATTGTAACCAAATTAGTACCATATATTAATCCGATAGAATTAGATAAATTATGCAGTATAAATAATACTAAATTTATAATGGGACTTTGTTATGGTTTTAGTGGTTATATATTTAGTAATTTTAATAAACATACTCTAACAGATATAGATGGGGAAAGTTTAAAGAAGACTCATATTACTAAAATAGACTATATAGATAATGAGACAATATTATATAGTCATGATAAGAGCTTATTTAATAATGGAGATAGTATTAAATTTACAAAATTAGAAAAAAAATTTAAACTATCAAAATGTTTAAATGACAAACTTTATATTAGTGGAAATTTACAGCATTTGGGTTTAGAAGGTATAGCAAATTTAGAAATAATAGAAGTTAAAGAAATACAACAAAAATCTTATAAATCATTGGAACAAATACTAGCAGATTCTTCTTCTGCTGGCTCATCTTCTGCCTATAATCCAAATGTAGTAATAAATATTTCTGACCATACTAAAATAATGAAATTACTAGCGGATTTTTATAATGGTATAAAATCCTTTAAAAAAATAGATATGGAAACATTTAAAAGCATTGTTTCATACGAACACGCATTTCCAGTTATATCGTGTATTATCGGGAGTACTATAGCACAAGAAATTGTTAAAATAACAGGTAAATATATACCATTAGACCAAGAATTAATATTAGACTATAGTGAATTATCTAGGCCGAATGATACTAAAACATTATATAAAACACTACCAAATGATAATTATAAGGCAATCTATAAATTATTATCTAAACGTATAATAAAATATCTTAAAGATGCGAATATATTTTTAGTTGGAAGTGGGGCATTAGGCTGTGAATATTTGAAATTATTCCACATGTTAAATATATCATCTAATAAAGAAGGGAGAATAACTGTAACTGATATGGATACAATTGAGTTATCTAATTTAAATAGACAGTTTTTATTTAGAACAGAGGATATTGGAAAAATGAAATCTAGTGTCGCGGCAGAAAAAATGCGTAGTTTTAATAAGGATATAAAAATTTGTTGTTTAGATAAACAGGTTGGGGAAGAAACTGAAGATTATTTTAATACAAAATTTTGGAAAAAACAGGATATTATTATTAATGCATTAGATAATGTTAAAGCCAGACAATATATAGATAGTAAGTGTGTTTTATATAAAAAGCCTTTATTTGAGACTGGGACTTTAGGAGTAAAAGCGAACGTTCAGGTAATAATACCATATCAAACATGCTCATATAGTGATATTGTAGATCCTCCTGAAAAAGAAATACCTGTATGTACTCTTAAGAATTTTCCATTTAAAATAGAGCATTGTATTCAGTGGAGTCTTGATATATTTAACACTTATTTTAACGAATTTATAGTTGATATAAAAGAATATAGTTTAGGTAAATCTAACTTTAAAACTTATTTAAATAAGATAGATAATGAAAATATTAAAAATAGTAGATTAAATAATCTATATAACTTATTATTAGCTCTAAAAAACAATACCATTGTAATGTACATTACAAATGTGTTTAATAATTTATTTATAGAACCTGTCAAACAATTAATAAAGGATCATCCTAAAAATAAAATAAATGATGATGGAACATTATTTTGGTCTGGGATCCGTCTATTTCCCAAACTATTAGATATTTCTAAAGATCAAAATTATTTAATAGAATTTATTAATAATTTTGGTATACTTTTGTATAGATGTTTAGGTAAATCAGATTATGTATTTAATAAAGAAGAATTAAAAAGTACATCTTTAAATACATCAAATAATACAAATAACGAAGATTTAATAGAAGCACTCTTTACTATAAAATTAGATATTGGTAAACCTTTAGAGATTGATTTAGAAAAAGATGACGATACGAATAACCATATTAATTATATTAAAATAATTAGTAATATACGAGGTTATATATATGGTATAGAAGAAGCCGATTTTATGACTTGTAAATTAATAGCTGGTAAAATAACCCCTGCTCTGTCGACAACAACCACATTAGTAACGGCATTATCTATGATGGAAGTTTTAAAATATGTTTATAACACGCTGAATAACAATACTATTTATAGGAAACTTGATTATAATGATAGTTATATTAATATGGGATTAAATTTTTGTATACAATCGACCCCGACAAAACCAATAGAAATATCTAATGGTGGATACAGTTCGTTGTATGGTACAACGATTAAAACGGTTCCCGATTCTTTTACTACTTGGGATTCGATTAATTTATCTAGACGACATTTGGGAATCGTTAATATAACTGATTTATTAGACTATATTAAGGATAAGTATGAAATAGATGTTAATATGATTTCTACTAATAATATAATTCTATATTCTAAATATTCTAATAATAAAAATTTTAATATTTCAGAAATATATACTAAATTAAATAAAAAATACAGTGAGTTAATTGAGATAGAAGTATCGTCATTAGATGAAACTGGAATTCCTGTCGTCATTCCGCGAATTATTTATAGTTTAACGGATTAAACGTGTATTGCCCAATTTATTTAATTTATCCACAATAGTATTATTCTTATTTTTTTTATAATGAATTTAAGCTGTTGTTTATTCGATTAAACGGGCGCCCTACTTTTCTAATATAATATTTATTATCGATTCATTTTAATTTGATTTATTTATTTATTTACACGGAACAACATATAAAATGTCCTCACCTAATTGTCTTCTTATTAAACCAACTACTGATACAACAAAAGCATTATACGAGTATCATCAGCATTATAATCCAGGTGATTCAGGATTAGATTTATATATACCTAATGATATCGATGTTTATTTAGGAGAGACTAAGTTTATTGATCTAGAAATACAGTGTGAAATGATCCAACCTAAACAAGATATATCGGTAAACACATCTTATTATCTTTATCCAAGGTCTTCTATAAGTAAAACTCCTCTAATACTAGCAAATCAAGTGGGTATTATAGATGCAGGGTATCGAGGTAATATTATTGCGGCGGTTAAATATCTTCCCAATATAACTGATATATTTAATGTTTTCGAAAGTAGGAATGAACTAATTAATTGCCCTAATCCAAATAGTATATTTAGAGAAAATTTACCAAAATATACTATTAAGGCTGGTACCCGACTATTTCAGATTTGTTCTAATAATTTATCACCTTTTGAGTTTAATATTGTAGATAATTTATCTGATAGTAAACGAGGTAGTGGTGGATTTGGAAGTACTGGGAAATAATTATACGACAGATTCTAATAAATATTTTAAAACTAAATATGGATCTGCATTAGCAATTGGTCGCCTATCTTCTAAATAACCCTTACCATCTTTATGAACTATGTTAGGTATCCTGATAGAAACTGAACTATCATTTACACCAGATGTAAATTCGGTAGTATGTATATCACTATTAGATTCATTTGTAGGTGTAGAACTACGATTAGATTTCATAAATAGATTACTATTAATTTCGTGGGATTGTTTAAGTTTATCAATACATTCATTAATATGGACGATTCCACCATCACTTCTCATTGTTTCAGTACTAAAATTAATATGACACCCTGATGTATTCCAAATAGTTTTTAAAGGATTTGGATCAAAAGAAATTTGAACTTTAAATAATTCACTCGTTCTAAGTAAAATATATCTTAAAATAATTAATTGGTCAGCAGCATTTACACCATTTATCGGACCTGTTTGGATTTTCCATTGACCTGGAGAGATTTCCGAATTTATCCCACAGCATATTAAGCCAGCATCTAAAGCATATTGTAAAGCTTGTTCTACAATATCTCGTCCAAACGAATTATTAGATCCAACTGAACAATAATATTGTAGATGGGGTTCTTGTCCAATAGTTTTAATAACTTCTAGATTTGTGTCACATTCTAAATAAGGAATAGCGCTTTTAGTTGTAGGATTTATAGTTGGCATCATAATATAAAATTCTTGTTCAATCCCAAACCAACATTTTAAATCAGAATTCTCTCTAAATAATGAATTTGTTGCGTATCGTGTATTTATTTTAGTAGGATTACCATCTGTATTATATGTGTCACATAATACTAACACATTTGGTGCTTTTTTAAAAGGATTTATACACACAAAAATGGGATGTAATATAATTTCAGAATTATCTATGGATGTTTCTCCTATTGAACTTCCATCATATGACCATTGTGGATATAATGATATTTGCATTAAACTTTGGATTAATTCCATCTGATTAATCTCTTTAGATTTATCTTTCATATCAATATTTAAATTTATAACTTTTGATTTAGATCGTAACTCTTTATTATTATCTAACCATATGTATTCTGCTATAATTATCATAATAATAAATATAGTTGTAAATCTTTAAGTAACTTATTTTTATTTGAATAAAATAATTGTTTAAATAAATAAAAATAATAGTTTAAATAAACTTACTTAAACTTATACTATGTTATATAATACATGTCTGTATTAAATCTAACTTCTATAACAACTATTTTAGATTTTATAATAAATGATACCCTTCCATTAGAATATACAAAAAAATTTATTGATTTAGAAGATACTTTTAATAATACAATGAAAACAGAACTAATAAATTATTATTCTAAACATAATATATATAGTTCATTAAGATATAAAAGAACTATAGAGTCGTGGATGTTAGATAATATAATTCATTTAGAATTAACAAATTATTATAAAACTATTTATGAATTAGAACTCAATGAATCAATTTAATCGATAATTAAATAAATCATTTATTATTTAATATATTTTATAAAAATATATTAATATACATATGGATTTTAAAATAACTGAAGTGAAAACTCAGCCAATTAAAATTAAATATCAATCTACAATAAATTCTAATATAGCTTTTAAAGATTATGATTTATTCGATCACGCCTCACCTAAAGAGTCTGTATATAATTTTAAATCAGAACATTTTCAATACTCTATAGATTTTCCAAATGGAAATACTCCTCCTGATAATGATTTACTTAAAAAACTATATTATAATTTATTAGAATTTAAAAATAATTGATTAGAATTTAATTACCAAGTGATACTTTTAATAATAAAATAAAGTATTAGTTTAGAATATATTTATGACATTTATAGATTTTTTTTTTTGGGCGGGGTATTATTTAAAATGTTTATTTAATATTATTTTTTCTTATTTAAGTAATGTTAACACTATAAAACGATATTTAAGTTTTAAAAATGTATCTATTAAACAATTTATTAAACATAATAAAATTAAATATAAAAAAAATAAAAAAATAAATGATTATTTCTATATAGTTAAATTATCGGGTAGTTATTATTCAATGGGTAAGCAATATGGTTATAAAACCAAATTTATATTAAAAAAGGATATATATACAATTTATAATTTTATAGAGAAAAATAAAAGTATTTTTATAAAAAAAATACCTAACAAATATAAGGGCAAAACCATTTTTATAGCATTAAAAAATTATTATAATGACGTTTATAATTATTTAAATCCTGATATCATAAATTTTATAAAAGGGATATGTGATGCTATTAATATAGACTTTGATATACTTATGGGTATCAATTTATTTAGTGATTTAACAGATAATCATTGTATTTTATTATCAAAATCTATAAATAATAAACTTTTAAACATAAGAACCTTAGATTTTGGAATGCCTCTTTTAACACAATTTTTAATAGTATTTAAGCCTAGAAATAAAATACCTTATATTAGTTTAAATCCTTCAGTGTTTTGTGGATGTTATAGTGGTATATCAGCAAAGAATCTTTTTTTTGGAGAATCATATTATGATATATTACTTAGTAAACAAAGTATAATAGGTATGCCATTCCACCATTTATCACATAAAATATTATCTGAAAGCTCTAATTTAGAAGAAGCTGAAGAATTATTGAAAAAAATGGATAGAAAAAGTAATTTACAGTTATTAATTTCAGATGCTAAGCACTCAAAACTATTTTTATCTGGTAAAGATGTATGTACGACACAGCAAAATAGTAGAACAAATAATACAGTATATTCGGTAACACCGAATGAGCAGGAAAATTTTGATAAAAATTTCCACTATTTAACTGATATAGATACCATTATTAATACGTTTATTCCAAATACACGTAGTGGTGAATTACACATTTTTATTAGTTATGATGGATATATATACGTTTCAGTAACTACAAAACTATTTCAGTCTTATAATAATGATTTTTATAAATTTTCTATAACAAGTCTACTAAAATAATAATTTATATGAAATAATAAGTCATATGAAATAATAATTCCTATGGAATAATAAAAAATATTTATTAATTTTTTTTTAATGCTTATTATTAATTTATATACTAAAGTATACAACACATATAATACAATCCTAATTCTATTGAGATTTAAAATATATTCTACTTTATTTTCTAAATTATTAAAGTAGTTATCAATTTCTCGTGAATTGGCTTCTTTCCAGTCACCAAAATCAATTATATACAGATTATTATTTTTAACACATATATTGTATATAATGTAGGGATTAAGATCATATGTATCTATATCGGTCAGTAATATATTTTTATCTATAAAGGTTTGTCGTATTTTATTAAACTGTTCTTTCCAATTGATTGGTAAATTCTTTCTAAGATCTAATATATTACCACAGTATTCTTGTTTTATTGATAAATTAGATGAATCTATATTTAATGTTTTTGGTATGAAATCACAATTTTCTAAAATACTAACTGCATCATTAGTTATTCTAAAAGTACTACTGTTTTTAAAAAATTTAATAACAGTATACGGTTTATTCATAATAATTTTGTCAGTATCGCTACCTTTAGGAAAATGTTCAGGGTTTATTATAGTATTATAAAATACTATAGGATTTTTAAAGAAATAATATATATAAATAGGAATATTAGATTTAACCATTTATATATAGTATTTAAATTTATTATAGTATTTAAATTTATTATAGTATTTAAATTTATTATTATTTAGAATACTTATCAATTAAATAATGATAATCTTCTTTCGTATCAACTGATATCTCACTGAAGTCAACACATACAGAATTTATTTTGTTACCTGATTCTATTATTTTTAACCACTCTATATCTTCGGATAATTGATATTTATAATTTTTTTTGATATAGTCTTGTTCTAAATAATTTCTTTTAAATACAAATAATCCTATATGTCCATAATAATCTATATTTTCGTTAAATCTACCAGATTTATTTGTAGGAATTATAGTTCGTGAACAGTACATTATATTATTATCTTTATCTAAGATAAGTTTACCTATTGATGATTTTACCGCTTCATTATAATTAATTTTATGATGTAATGTGGAACATACTAATTTAGGAGATACACTTTGTTTTATAAAATTTTGAATACATCTATCAATATTTATTGGATCTATAAAGGGTTCATCTCCTTGTATATTTACTATAATTGTGTATTGTTTATCTATATATTTTAAAGATAAACATATCCGTTCTGTCCCATTTAAACACTCTATATCTTTAAAAATACAGTTCCCTCCAAAATTATCAACTTCATTTTTAATTCTAATATCATCTGTTAATACATAAATAAAATCTATATATTTTGATTTTTTAACTTGATTATATACTAAATTAATTATAGTTGTATTATTAATTTCAAGTAATGGTTTACCAGGTAATCTAGTTGATTTATATCTGGCAGGTATACAAGCAACAATTTTATTTTTATAGAATTCCATATATTATTCTTTAAATGAAGGGTCTATAAAATAATCTTTAAATTTACGAAGAGTAATAGAATGTCTATCATTTTTATTAAAGATTGTCTCTATATTATTAACTATTTTATCTATAACACGTTTACTAATAAATGAAATTAAAAAGGTATCAAAATATAAATTTAAAATATGTAGAAATAATTTATTTGGATTAATTATATTAAAATTTTGTAATATAATATTAATTTCTTTATCGCTAAACAGTGGGTCAGAAGATTCAATATTTTTAGTAATTATAGAATCTCGTATCTTAATAAATTCTACATTACTATGTATCATTTGATTTTTATAATGTTTTACTATAATTTTATTTGATACACCCATTAATATACTAATCAGTTTAGAATCGGTTGTTAGAAATAAACATTTTTTTTTTTTAAATACTAACTGAATAATATAATTATCTATATCATTGATATTATTAAAAGTAACTAACTTATCTATATGTTCTTTAGTTACAATATCTTTTAAATAACATAGTTTATTATACAGTATTTGGAAATAGACTATAGTTCCTAAAATCAGGGCATCTCTTAAATGTATAAATAAACTTGCATTTACTTGTTTTAGTGTATAACAATACATATATTTATAAATACTATGTATATTATTTAGGTTTACAGTAATATTTTCAGTAATAATTTTAGAAGTTAATATGTTTAATATATTTTTTTTAGGTTTTATATACTTAAAAATTTGTGAATAGAGTATAAAATATAAAAAATTATTATTATTACTACCACTATTTATAGTAATACTATAATATAACTCAATATAATCAATAAATTGAGAACTATTATAAAGTTGTATTAAATTATAAAAATTAGAGTATAAATCAATATTTTTGGGAGTAGATTTAAAAACATATTTGAGTATTAATTTGGGT